ATCACAAAGGATGTGATTTATATCCGACCTATCCCCCGGGGGTCCAAGTTTCCATATTTTATAAAGTAAATTAGTTATGAACCACGGTTAGATTACTTTAAACAGTCATCGATAAGAACTTTTAATCGGTTGGAAGTTAGTTTGTCAGACGTTATGATTCAATCGACGATACTAATGTCGTCACAGTTTCTGGTTTACTAACTTCCATGATGCATAGATGCATTTGCTCACGCAATGGGCTGGATTGCAAAGCACTTTTCATCTATTGTTCTTACTATGTCATCACTGTTTTCATCTGTACTTCATACTAATGACTCACTAATAGGTCTTTCAATTAGTTAAGAACCCATTTGTTAAATATGGAAATTTGGTTTGCGCTACTTAAGCCATTGCGGCTTCTGGTTTACCGACCACCTTGATGTACGAAATGCCTTCGTTTGTCCAAGAGATTAGGTTGAGAAGCACGATTTCGTCAATCGCTCTTTCTATGTCATCTGTATAGGTGTCGTCGCCGTATTCATTTGTGGTTCGAACGATTCGAGCCAAGTATTCGGCGGTGTTGTAACCATGCTGATGATCATAGGCCGCCCAACTATCATAATCAGTTAGTGGACTGTAAGGGTTGTCAGATGTACTCAAGGCGATTTCGGGATTCTTTTTTAAACTATCCATACCTAAAACCTCCTTGCTTACGCTATTGAGACAATAAAAAGACACCAATGTAACAGTTTTAACTGTCAATAGGTGTCAAATAAATTTAATGTCTCGTTATCGGTCGCGTCTTGAATCGGCAAAATGACTAATAAATATTTACCGATTAATCCTTTTCTATTTATTTCAAATATGGAAAATTGCTTTATTCCAAAGCCTTAAGTAAAGTAGATACAGATACGTCCAATGCTTCGGCTATCTCATCTCTTGTGCGGCCTTGGTTAAACATGTTCTTAGCTCTCGCTATCTTAGCTTGAGACATGACAGGACTATTGCGTGGCATAGAAAGCTGTTTGATATGGTCCATATCAGAATTGTTCAATATTTTGGTTAAAGTATTATACGATACCGCATGGGCCTGAATCGCTTCCCATTCTCGATCTGTGATCTCGACAGGATTCTTCTTTGCTCCAACGACCATCCTCGATTCCTTTATCAAACGGCCACGAAGCTTCCGAATTTCATCGCCATCCATGTCTGGATTGTCTTGCATATATGCACGAAGCTTTTGATTCATCAGAAGCTGAGCTTTTCTTTCCAAAGGACGATTGAGCTCTGCCAAATATAGCTTTCTGTTAAGCGAAGCCACTTCTGCAGCATATGCCTTTTTAGCTGAAGGAGAATACTTGTCAGGCTCTGTAAGGATAGCAGCCTTTCTTGCTTCGTTTGCTAAAGTCTTAAGCCTATTAGCGAAGTTGGCATAGATGGTTTCCTGAATTGTCCCAGAGGAAAGCTTATTAGCATCGCTGACCTCAGCCATCTTCGTTGAAGAAATCCTAATCGGTACTTCTTTGCCCGTCTTCCTATCGATTCGTGTTCTTCCAGTTTCTACATAGATCTTCTCACCATTGTAGAAACGTTCACGCTGTTCGGGAGTCATTAACTTTGGGTTTGTCAGCAATTTTCTATCTAACGGATGAGCCTGTCCTTTTGATCTGGAGATTAAAGTCGAGGCGCCAGCATCAGGACCGCCCTGATACTTAGCTTTGAGTTCAGAAATTCCGTTATCAAGTGCGGACTTCTTCCAATCCAAATGGTGTTTCTCTGCATCAATAACCACCATAGAATGCTTAACGGCTCTTGCAATCTCATCAAGATCCGCGCCTTTAATGGTCATGTCGGTTATCAAATTGGAGACTTTACCCATTTCCTGCTGTTTATTAAAGCCATGAGCCTTATCCACCTTAGGAGCATCATGAGGAAGCTGATACTGATCCGGATCAAAGTTTCTCAAAGACTCCATCAGAGGTCTTGACTGAACGCGCCTGTCATTATTAGGTATCACAAGAACCGTGTCGCCATCAAAGTCGGCACCAGAAAGCTTTTGAGCCGCTTTCGGATGGATACCGATAGCGTCCATAGCATCCGTACCGTCAGGGCGTCTTAGCATGCTCCTTGCTTTTTCATCCCGGTTGTTCACCGTAAGCTCAGGGATTTCGAAAAGCCCCGAATGAGGATATCTAATGAGTACTACCGTTTCTCCGTCATGGTAGTTAGGCGCATACACCTCGTTCTCTTTCAGCCAAGGCATCGGTAATATAACTTGGCTTCTCTGCCTCGGCATGGAAGCACCTTTAAGGTGAACAGCAGCCGCATCACAGTCATCAGCAAAACTGGAATATAATTTCTTTCGAACAGCCGGATTGGTCATCATGCCGATTTCGTCAAACTGGTCTTTCCGAATATCATACGCCTCTTTCAGCTGTGTGCGAATTAATGATGTATTCTGTTTAGCCAGAAACTGACTTGAAAGAGTCTTTGCCCAATCACCCCAGTTGCCTTCCTCATTGACTATATTCAGTGCGGAAAGATGTTCTTTCCCATCCGAACCAATATAATGCCGCTGTGCCCGAATCAAAGTCTCGTCCTCTTTGATAGTGGCGCCAAAGGGGTTTGCGGGATCAGCATCCTTTTTTATAGGCTTCAAAACAGAAGTATCAGTTGTCTCGCCAAAGATTTCCGTTCCACGAGGCTTGTTCGTGTTAAATATAATGTCAACTCCTGGCGGCATAGCGCTTTCATCCGGACAGTAGAGAGCCATACCTTTCAAATAGTGACTTCCATCCTCTGCAGAAGGATCCTGCTTTACAGCAATTCGGACCTGTGCATACAGCGCATTATGCAGACTGATATCCTCGACCCCCCGACGGAGTTCAATTGTTCCGTCCCGCTCTTTACCGCCATCTTCGGAATATCTAACCATGATCCGCTTGCCGTCGATGGCTACGGGCTTTTCAATCGGCTTCATAGTAAATCCGTGATCCTCAGAATAATAATTCGGGATTGCGATTTCGCCACGATGCTGATTGATTTCCGACCGCGGAACATCGCTCTTGGTTAAAACCTTAATCGTTGTCTTATAGGGGGTTCCTGCCTGCTGCGTCTGGAAAGTAGTGATTTTATACCCTTCTTCTTCAAGCAGTATGCAGGCATTCTTCAGTTTCTGTTCGCTGACGTTCAGCCGCAGCTCAGAGCCGCCGCCAACGTCAACATACTTCTTCTCTTCCACTGTGTTTTTAAGAACGTTCATCAGGTTTTCCGTCTGCTGGGCGCGGATGTTGCTCTTTTCCTTTAACAAAGAACGAACGGAGCTTTCGCTGGGGAGTCCCATTCGCTTAGCGATAGCCGGATTAGAATATCCTTTGTCCTTCAGCTTCATCGCCATATCAACCTGCTGCTGTCTCAAAGTGTCAGTCGCATAGGAAACTTTCGCTCTCAGCACGGAGGTCGTCATATTCATACTCTTGGCGATCTCTGTCTGAGACATTCCCCTGTCCTTCAGCTTCTGGTAATTTGCCAGAAAGTCAGCATGCCTCTGATAAGGATTGTCTCCAGAGCCCCACGGATAACGTCCTGAATGTCTTGGGGTTCCGTAATGCTCGATGTAGTCTTTGTCGGACAAATATAATTCGTCCATGTACACCCAGTTCCGGTCCAGGTTCTCCATTGTCTCATACCTCCATTAGTTTCTTGGTAAGCACAGAGTCTCCATGAATGATTTTATCCATAACAGCCTTGATCTCTTCAGAAGAAGGCTGGGAAATTAGGATCTCTTGATTCTGGTAAATCCTAAGCTCTGTTTTCATGGTTTGCGGTCGGTAATCTCTTTTGTACTCCAAAAAGAATAATCCGGCATAACACAGTAGCTGATCCATACTGGCAGGAGTCTGCCCGGTCTTAAGATCATGAATCCGCAACCAGTTCCGTCTAACTCCGATCGCGTCAGCTGTGCCGAAACAGAGGTCTGAGTATTTCAACGGTATTTCGCTGTCCATCTTGTATCCTATCGCGTCATTGACATATGGAACCAAATTGTAAAATATACGGTCCAGGTCAATGACTCGAAACGGAATTCCGTTTTTCAGCAGAAACACGAGAAGAGAATTTTTGGCTTCCTCATTGTTCACGTCCATTGGAAGCCTGAATCTAATCCGATCTGAAGCATACTCGTGAACCAGCGTTCCGATCTCAGTGGC